TTCTTTAGCTGTTTCAGGTCTCCCTGTGTATTCAGCTACAATCATATTATATGTTTTATCGAAATTCTGAAATGTTTTATAAATAAATGTACTTCCTAATGAAGTAGTTGTAGAACTATCCTGATCGTATGGATCGGTTCCTGCTACGTATAACCCAAATGGTATGACTCCCGCATGGTCTTTATATGGATGTTCCCATATTACAACACATCCTTCTGAGTCTTCATTATCTTTAATTGGAAACTTATTTACAGCTTTTAAATTTGGATCTCCTTTCCATCTTACTTTAACATTTTTATCTTCTGTCTCTGTATTCCAATAAAGCTCTCCTGTTTGACCTAATGGAGCCATTCTGTTAGAAGCTTCTATTTTAGATAAATGTCTTTGTAATTCAATAGTTGGAAATATATTACCAGCAACTTGAAGGAATGCTTCTTGTGGTGTTTTAGGAAACTGAGTAATATATTTTTCCCATGTTGTACGAGAATCACTTGTTTTCATTACTTCTCGTTCTCTATCTAACCAGAACTCTGCTGCTTCCCTGTTTGAATTACCATTTTCATCAACCATATCAAAAGTATATTCATCTTCTTCAAGGTTCATAAAAAACTCAGTAAGTTTTGGAAACTTTTCTTCGACAGGAACTAACTGTTCTCTTGTAATAAGAACTTGTCCTGGCTTATACCACATATCATCGATGAATAATCCACAAGAACTGTCTGTACCCTCTTCATATTCATTAACGTATGGTCGTAACCAATACTTCTCTGGATTGTAGAACATTTCAGAGAAATCATTCGATCCTCCATCCATATCACCACCAGTTCCAAATATAATTGGCATACCAATCATCTCAGCTCCATCTCTGAATACAGGAGCAGTAACCATGTACGATTGAATTAGGTTTGGCCACTTACCTGCTTCTTCAAATAAAAACAATTCTGCTTTCTTACCAATCGCTGCAGAGAAGTTATCTTTAAAAGTAAGAGTATAGATTTCTGAGTTATATCCAGCCCACACTTCGTTACCATCTAAATTTTCTTTGAATCTTGCTTTAACATGATCTTTTCTATCTGGATTTCTACGTTTACCCCAAGCAGTATTTTTATTTAAAAAGTTAAGTACATCCAATGCCATATACATAGTGGCTTGAGAATACTCATCTAAATAAGCACCTATAATACTTGTTGAATCTCTTAAAAATGCAAAGTTATAAGCACATAACGAGGCGTTTTTAAATGAGAAACCTTTACGCCTTGATTTTGCTACAATTAATCCTTGATTGTTTAATCTTGCTTTTTCTTTCTCGTGGAAAAAATAGTAATCCACATCTAAGAATCTTGGAAATGTTAATCGTGTTCTTCTGATTCCATTTTCTGTAACAGTGGCTTTAATTTGAGAAAAGTTTAGATAAAAGTAATGTTCTCCAGTAAGTCTTATTCCTCCAACAGAATATCCTTCTTTACATCTTCTTGTTTGTTCATTCCAAAATTCCCTATAAGCAAACGTACCTTTGGGAGCATTTGTATAGCTTCCATGCTTCATAAAATGCCTGGCTTGTTCTTCGAATAAATGGGAATTTATAAATCCTGGTGTTACTAAATCTAATACATTCATAATTATCTTTCGTAATCTCCAGCTTGACCACCACCTCTAATTTTGGTAGAAACTGTAATTTCTTTTTTAACTTGTTCTTCTGTTTTATCCAGAGATTCAATTATACCTCCAACAGCTTTCAAATTCGCAGCAACGTCTTTCGCTACATAAACAGGTCTTCCTGTATCATCCATTTCTTTAAAATCTAAGTCCATGAAATAATCTGATAATTTACCACAAGCTACTTTCGCAGCCTCTAATAATCTCATCGATGGCGTCTTCTGGAACTCTTCGTATTTTTTGATCCCTTCTTGAACGAGCTTTGACGCTTCCAATTTAGTGTCTCCCCTGAGAAATTCTTCCAATAAAACCGTTTTCCTTTCATAGGCTGGATATATGGAATAGGGGGATAAAAAGTCACAGTAAAAATATATATACGTAAGTATTCTCTCAGCGTTAACTTTCCCTTTCGATTTGTCTTCATCCCATATTTTTTTAAACTCTGGGATTATCAACTTATCTGGATCCAGTATTACTCTATCGTTTTTTATGTTAAATAATCCCATAGTTTTAATTTAAAATTAACTCTTCTTCTCTTTCAGTCACTTTATTTATCTCCAATAACTCATTGAAATCCATTTTACCAATATCATGGCAATCTTTCATAAGCTCCAGTAGTTTTGAAATGTCTTCTTTTTTAAAAAGAAACCTATCCATCTTAAAACACATATAACCTGTTTGATGTGCTGTAGATTCTAAATCAATTTCTTTTAGAACTACACCAAGGATACCATTTTGTAAATCCATAGCATACACATAGGTAACAGTGTATTCTTTTCCTTCTACAACCCACTTATCAGTTGGAATAGCGTTAGGTTTGTTTTTATCATCTCTGCATAAACAAGGAATCATAATTTCTGTACCGTTTTACATTTAACACATTGACCATAACCACTTTGAAATACTCTAAACTCATGGCTGTCACATGACTTTGCTTTTTCTTCATTATTGTGACACCTACAATACGAAGCAAACATTGCACACTTATCACATATTGGACCATGAACTAAAGCATTTTGCTTGTTTATTTCTTCGATGATTTCTTTATTTCTCTTGTTCGTCATCTCTTATTTCTTCAAAATCAACAACTTCAATTTCTTCTCTTGCCTCATCTCTTTTAAATTTCTTAAATCCTTCTGGATCTAACTTCCTTTGTTCCTCCAGAGCTAATGCATCTCTTTCTGCTTTCTGTTCTTCAGTAAGTAAATGTCTATCCACTACTCCAGTTTCTACATCATATTGTCTACAAACAAAACAAGATGGAGCAGAACATCTTTCATCATCATCATTATTAGGAGATATTTCAATAGCACCATTTACATCACACTGAACAGTCATAGAAACAATTGGGTTTTCTTCTGACACTGTAACAGCCTTTAACATATTTTGAAGACTTGACTTTAAAGCATCTTCTCCTTCTGGTATAGGATTAATCTTTCCAGATTCAATTGCTTTTTTTAATAAGCGATCACGCTCTCTACGTAGTTTTCTATTTAACTTCATTCTCTTTATTTTTAGCTTCGTTTTTTAATCTTAACTTTTCTTCCATAAATATTTTTCTGTAAGGCTTTACTCCAAATACTCCAAAATACATAAGACGTACTGGTTTCATTTCTTTCTTTGCTGCCTCTGTCATTACTAATTTAAACTCACTTCTAATCATCATCTCTACATCATGTGTAGTAAGACCATGTTCGAATGCTAAATCTTGTATTAAGTCTTTGACACCTTTCATAGTATAATATTTATTTTTATATCAACACCATTAGATTCTCCAATCTGTTCTATCGTAGGTATAAGAACATTTGTTATACCTGAACGATTTTCTTCTATAAAAATAGCATTTTTATTTTTAAGAGTCTGTATGTAGTTATTAATATTATGAGTAGTTATACCCAATTCCTTACGCACCCTTTGCCTGTTCTTTGTTCGGAACAAGTCTATGTCTTGCTTATCTTCTTCCATATACACAGAAAGGAAAGTACTTAGTATAAGAAGTTCTTTCTTTGTCAAAGGCATTAACCCACTCAAAGCACTTAACCACTTATAACAAAAATCTTTATAGCTTGACGCTTTAATATTGAATGTTGGCATAATCTCTATTATATAATTTTTCTCTTTATAGAAACAAAGATATAAATAATTTCATTACACAAACTATTTAAAACAAAAAAACCCCAGTACAGAACGTACCAGGGTTTCCTTTTCCGAAAGAGAACGGAGTAAATAGAGAAAGGAGAGGTTTTTTACAATACTTCGGTCATCTCTTAAATAACAAGTATCGGTTGGCTTCCCAATAAAACCTATTAGAAGCATGGTGTACGATCTCTCCTTCAATACCCCGATTTATACTTCTAATTAAATCCCTTACACTATTCAATGAACTCTTCTCTACAAATATAGTTATAATTTATATTCTCTTTCTAATAAATCAAATAAAATTTTAACTTCTTCTGTTAAATCTGCACATTTGATTACTTTATACGTTTCATTCTCCTCAAAAAACCATACTATGTAACAATCTCCAATAGTTAAGTTTGTATTTCTACGGATTATCTCTCTGTATATAGAGAGTTGTAAACTGTAGATGTAGAACTCACATTCTGGAAGATGTTTGAAAATACCTTTTAGGAATTTACCAAAATCATTTGTAAAGTTTAGTTTCTTATTTGTTTTCCAATCCCATATCTGTAACTCCTCTGCTTTTTTATTATAGAACATCTGATCGACCATCCCGCATATACCAAGTTTCTCATCTCCAACAACAACCTCAGATTTTATAGGTATAAGTTTTCCTTTTATATCCTCTACAAATTTCTTAGCCATTACCTCTAAAACAGAAACTTTCTTTTTTACAGTGGTTACATTATTGATTCCAACTTCTTTAAAAGCCATGCTCTCTGGATATGGGAACACTTTATTAGCAAGTAACTGCTCTATGAAATTGTGGATGATTGTACCTTTGGTAGTGGCAATCTTATTAATGATACGCCACTCCTCAA